ATTTTATTTATACTTTCTGTCCACACTCTTCTTCTACTAGCCTTCTTAAACGACTCAGTTGGTAAAAATAAAGCCGTATACCAATCTTTTGGTTGTATAAACAAAAATTTAGTTCTTATCCTATTCATTTTATATCTTTTTATACATGGTTTAAAAAATCTGAATCTGCTATATCCTTTAAGAATATCATAAGTCATTTTGATTCTGGTTGTTTCATCAAATTTGCTGTTTGTTCTGATGTCAAGAAGTCTACCAAACAGTATTGCTCTCTGTTTATGTGGTAAATAGTGAAGATTTATACCAAGGATGCTATCTTTTTTAAAATCCAATACCATTATCAAAGGAAATGTATCGTAATATGGAAGTTTTTTTCTACCAATAGGTAAATATCTGAAGGTATACATTTTCCCGACTCTATTACCTGAGATATTTGTTTCTAACCCCTGACTCAATCTGTTAAATGGCATTGGTGAATTACCATATAATTCTTTTACTCTTTCTTTAAACCATACATCAGCACCTTTGGTTCTCATATCTATAGACGACTGTTTAGATAACATCAACAAATCTGTAAACGGGTTGCTTGAAGTCATTTCTTTCCTTTTTTATAGAGTTCGTCTTCTGTCATTATTTTAAACTCCCAACCCCTGTTTTCTGCAAATTCTCTTGCTGCCTTCCATTTTGCAGAGTTGACACCCCACCTTTTTACTTCGTTTAAATATCGTCTTGTTACTCTGCTCTTTTTCTTTGGTGCTTTGCATTGTGCTTTGGGTTTAACTTCAATCAGAACGACTTCTTTTTTACCATGTTTATTGATTAACTCAACTATAAAATCAACAAAATACCTGTGTATTTTTCCATCTATTGGGGACATATAGGGAATAACTATTTCTTCAGAACCCCAAGCCTTTATGGATTCGTTGTTGTCACAAAACACCATAAACCGTCTTTCCCATAGTGATCTATATGTTATTTTTGTTGGATCACCTACATATTTTGAGGTATCTTTTGGTTTGAATTTACCTTTGTAAGACATACTTTAGTTATTTTTATATATACTTATGTATAACTAGTGTTTTAAGATACAACAGGAGAATATTAACATGTCAGCATCGCAGCAAACCGCAGGACAAAACCATCCATCAGCCCCTTCAGGGTCAATCGGTGCCAATGGTGGTGGAGATTCTTCAGTAGGTGGATTCCAAGGTTTTGTTGATAGCATGGGGGATTCAGCCTATTTTGATGCATTCCAAAAATCTGGAAATCTTAATAACCTAAAGGGTAGTCAACCCACTGTTATTGTTTATCCTGAGGATATGCATACTAATCCAGAAAATGGTCATTTGGTTCATTTTGATATATTTTATAAGAAGAACCCTAAAATGAATGATGTGACAACCAAAATAGAAAACTTGTTTGATACTGCAAAAGACAAAATCACAGGATTGTTTAGTGGTGGTGGTGAAGATGCTTCAAGCAATTTTAATATAGGTGGTGCGGCCAAAGACCAAGTAGATCAAATATTGGGTAACCTACCAAGCGGTGAATCGTTGGTGGGTAATGATTCTGGTGTTGTTAAACAAGAGGATACTGTTATAAAAGATACTAGACTTGGTAAGGCAACAGAAGAATCTCTGGACAAAGTAACACTGTTCATGCCACTAGGTTTACAAAGCACAGACTCTCTAAAATATAATGAACATGACTTTGGTTTAATTAAGGGTATTATGGAAGGAAATCTTCAAGCGTTGATTCCAGGCATTGTCGATAAAGCAGCAAGTTTTGTTGACGGGTTGGGTGAAATAGCAGGTACTGAATTAAACTCAGCACAAGCAATGAGTGCAATGACTGGTGCGGTAAGAAACCCACGAAAAGAACAATTATTTGAAAGTGTGGATTTCAGAACGTTTGATTTTGCTTTTAATTTCTTTCCAAAATCCCAAGCAGAATCTCACAGTGTGATGGAAATGGTAAAACTTTTTAGATTCCATGCTCATCCAGAGATTGTACCCAACTTAGCATTTTATACACTCCCATCAGAGTTTCAAATTTCTTTTGTTGATGTTGCAACACCAACAAATAATCCTCTTATCAATTCACCCAATGGTGGAATGGCAAATGAAAACCAATGGATAAATAAAATTGGACGATGTGCATTAACTGGTGTTAAAGTAATATATTTTCCTCAGGATACCATATCAACATTTGCAGATGGAGCACCATCAATGGTTAATATGTCTTTAACATTTACAGAGATGGAAACAATAAGTAGAAACCACATTAAGGCAGGATATTAAGTCATATGGGCTATTTTAGTAAATTTCCAAGAGTAAAATATTCTTTCGATAATGGTTCTACCAGCAAAATTGCTGTTGATATCTTACAGAGAGTGGGTTTTAAACAAAAAACGAAAGACGATGGTTCGTTGTTTTCCGATTATCATATTAAAGACGGTGATACACCAGAAATGGTAGCAGACATATTATATGGTGATTCAGAATTACATTGGGTGATCTTAATGTTCAACGATATCGTTAACCCTTATACTGAGTGGTTTAGAAGTAATAACGTTATTGAAAATTCTACAACTAGAAAATACTCTGGTAGTGGTTGGTTTTTGGTTAATTATACTGGTGACAACGAAATAGTTGATGTAAACTTCGCAAGAAATCAGACTATATTTGGAGTAGAAGGTAACACGTTCGAAAATATTATCAATCTAATTCGTGATAACAATAAAAGATCATTGATTTCTAGATGGGATAGACAACTATCTAAACTATCGGTTAACACAACCACTGGTACATTCAGCGAAGGTGATTATATTACTTCATATGGTGTTTCTGGTGATGGTAGTACCTATGACGTAGTTGCTTTAATTAAAAGAATTCAAGAAAACGACTACGATTCAGTACATCACTTTGAAGGTATAACTACTAGTTATCAGTTAAATCCTCTTGGTTCTGTACCAATAAATGGTGTTCAAAATGATATAATGGGTGGTACAGCAGGATTGTCTGCGGGTGGTATTAGTAATGGTATTACATTTGGTGATACAATACTGTATGATTACATTGTCAATAGTACAAACACCTATAGTGTATCTAACCATGAATATGAACACTCTAAAAACGACGAATTAAAAACTATTAAAGTTATTAGACCAGACAGACTTCAAGAAATAATAACTGAATTTGAAGATTTAATGCAGGGTAGATAATGTCATCAGAAAACAATGACACATACAATAAATTAAATGATGTTGAAATAAAAAGCATCAAATTGATATCTGACCAAGGTGGTAGTGTTGAAATTCATGAAGACTTGGTAAAAACTGTCAGTATATATGAAGATGTTTTTTCACCGTGTTTATCTGGATATATCTACATAAAAGACGGTCAAAACTTAATAGAACACTTTCCTATAGTAGGACAAGAAACAGTAGAAATCAAGTTTAGAACGCCAGGCATTGGTTCTTCCATCATTACAGTTTCTTTTGAAGTTTATTCAATAACAGATAGAATTAGGTCTTCAAATGATAAATCAGAAGTCTATAGACTAAACCTTATATCAAAAAATTATAGATTGTCTGAACTGCAAAGAGTCAAAAAACCAATGTCTGGTAAAATATCAGACATGGTTGAAAACGTTTTTGCTGAATATTTTGAATCGAACACTGGTTATGTAATTCAAAAAACACACGATGACTATAAACTGATTATTCCTAATCTAACACCTATTGAAACAATTAGGTATTTGTCAACGTTGGCTATTTCAGAAAAAACACCTAGAGATTCAAGTTTCGTTTTATTTGAATCGGTTGATAATTATAAATTTGTTTCTCTAAATTACTTATCGTCTGGAAACGTATACAGAAAATATACTATGAAACCGACTGGTATAAAAGACCCTTCTCAAGATTTGTTAGATAAAATGTTTAATATACAAGACTTTGAATACCAAAAAGGGTTTAATAGAATTGAAGATATGAAAAAAGGTAGATACTCTTCTACTATGATTGGTCACGATTTAATTACTAAAAAAATTAAAAAACAACATTATAACTATGGTAGCAATTTTAGACAATCAAACCACGTAGAAGAATTTAAAACGTTACCCACCAAAAATAGGTATGATGGTTTCTTAAACAATAATCTGTCGTTGGTGCATTCTCATAAAGATTTACATGATGTTTATCCAGAGGGTGAAAATAAATATGGATGGTCACAATCTAGAAAAGCAAATATAGGAATGTTTGATTTTAATAGAATTAATGTAAGGGTTGCAGGTGACTCTAGAATGAGAGCAGGTTCTGTTGTAGAAATAGATATTCCATCTAACGAACCACATGATACAAATGACACAGAGTGGAAAAAAGAATATGATAGTGGTAGATATATGGCAACAGCAGTAAGACATGTTATAGCAATGGGTGATTCCAAAGAATATACCTGTGTATTAGAGTTGTCTAGGGACTCTTATCCAACACAAATACCAGACCAGTCAACGTTTTTGGGTACTAGCAACAACTCACCTGAAGGTGAAAACGAATTTTTTGAAGAGTAATTATGATTAACAACGATTTAACAAAAGATTTAGAATTTATTTGGTTTAAAGGGGTAGTAGAAGATAGAAACGACCCAAAGAAACTTGGTAGATGTCGTGTAAGGTGTCTTGGTTTCCATTCAGAAGATAAATCAATATTATCAACAGAAGATTTACCATGGGCATTCCCGATATCACCAATAACGTCTGCCTCAATGAGTGGGGTAGGTTCTACACCACTTGGTATGGTGGAAGGAACTTGGGTATTCGGATTTTTTATGGATGGTAGTAATTGTCAACAACCAGTTTTAATGGGTACTCTGGGTGGTATACCAGAAGAAGCAGCCAATCCTGAGGTTGGTTTCAATGACCCAAATGCAAAATATCCAAAAGAAGAAATGCTAGAAGAACCAGACACTAATAGACTAGCAAGAAATGAAAAAATTGAAGAAACAATAGTCCAAAGCAAAAAAGATAACCTTGAAACAATGGACATTGCAACTGGTATAGGTGT